CGAAAAAACTTACCTGGGCGATACTCAAACATAACGTCGAACCGACCCGTTGTGATAATCTGACGAAGTATCTCTCGAATCAGGGCCTCGTCCCCGCACCAGGCGGGGCCTTTAGCCTTGTATTTCATATTCATCGGAAAACCAGGAGACGTAGTCTTGTCCATACAGGACACAGCATACTCCACCTACCGGACTTTACCACGCATTGCACCGGTCGTTATAATACCAAAAGCCTCTGTAGCTACACTCCATGCTTTTCCATCTGGAAACCACTCGTACGATTGAAGGTTCTTCCGAAAGTCATTTTCTAGCATGTCTCGTGAAAAGACAGCCGGAGCATAACCAAACGGGATTTGAAGCCCATCTTCTTCTCTCGCACGAACCAAGTCCATTAACTCCACATTAGCCGGTGGTTGGTAATCCCCCTGTATTCCGTTTGTGAGTTTCTTAATTACAAAAGAAGACTCATAGACGTCGACTAACTCAGTATACAGGGGGACAATTAGTTTAAAGGCTCGGCTTGGACAAACCAGGGATTGGCACGGTTGGGAAAGAGCAAAACAAATACATTCGCGCTCCCATCTTCCCTTACTCCTTTGTGAATGCCTATACAATGGCCTTCATCATCAAAGACAGGGGATCCGGAATCACGTTTGACAGTGTTGAGGGTGGTGTCACAAACCCCCGTTATGAGGTTGGTGCGTTTTAATTCACCGAACTCAGTTATGGGAGAAATCTCACCGACCATCTTGTCTCTAGGGGACCTCAGCATTCGCATTACCTTGCTTTCACTTCGAAGCGGACGTATTGAAACCCGAACATCTTTATGTTGGGCCAACTTATTAAACTCAGCATCGACAGCACGGAATTTGCAGAAGTCGAGATCCTGACCAGGGGACATTTGCTCACTCCTCGGACAGTTCACAGTCTTACCATCTACGTATGATACACTTCCGTCGGCAGCCTGTATGATCACCTCCTCAAAAGGAATTCTGGGCCCACCAGTAGTGTCAAATAACACATGCCTGGCGGTGAGGAAACCATATGCTGTTGCGACGGCCGAACCAAACTGCACGAAGACCTCTTGCCTCCGATAGCACAGCTG